ATTCTGTAATAAAACTTAGAATAGCTGACGAAGATAATAAACCCGAAAATTTACTTTCTCCAAGAGAAGAAAATATTAATTTAGATGTTTCTTCTATTTACATGACCAGATCTGAAAAGGTTGATTTAAACGTTGTACCATTTGCACAAGATATAACATCAGAAGATTTAACTGGAGGTCAAATATTGTTGGACTCCAAATCTATAACATTTAATTCTAAAGAAGGTGGCGATATACGAGTTTTTAGTGGAAGAAATATCAACATAGTCGGAAAAGGTCAAGCAAACATTATTGGACTATCAGTTAATATCGGGGATAGTTTAGATCAAAATTTACAGCCAGCAGTATTAGGCGACCAACTAGTAAAATTTTTAGTTAACATTTTAAACCAGTTAAATTCTTTTGGTGGTCAAATAATGGCAGCAACAGGAACAGGAAATATAGGTATACCAGTTCCTGTATTTGGTGCTATGAGTGCTGGAGCTGGGTTACAAAGTGGAACGGCAGTATGGACAGAATCTGTACTAAAAGATTTTCTACTTAGTAAAAATGTAAAAATATCGAGAGGGCCTAAGAGCGGATTGTAATGGCTTTAAATTGCGACAATATCACATCGGCAAAAAGATTTCTACCCCATGGATCTTCACTGTTATTGGGAGACCAAATATTAGAGGGAAACGCCATAAAAACAACAGCTAGCCAAGGTGTAGGTGTAAGCGAAGAGGAGCTAGAAAAGAATAGGATTGCAAATCAGGTTTTTGGGATACGGGAAGATTACGAAGACATTTATTCTATAGGTGAAAGAGTTTATGCTGGAGAGTTTATAAGCGAAAATGGATTTACTGCTGATGAAGGCGGTGTAACAGTAATACATTCTGGGTATGGTGGAGAAGCTCGAAATTTTGCTCCTGGCACAGCGCTCAAAGAGGGAGATATAGTTTTAAACGGTTACATATTGGACAAAAATGGAATTAGGTTGGATGCACCGCAAAGTATAGGATCCGAAGGTTTTACAGTTGGAGATGATGGTGCTGTAGTTTCTCCAGGAGACGGAAGTGATGATGACGAAGCTTACTGTAGTTTGCAAGAATTAGGTGCACAAGCTGCAGATAGACCAACTGGGTTTTTTGATGAAATTTCCATGGAATTGGATTTGGATATTCCAGATCTTGATATGAAGTGGTGGTTTAAAATACAAAAAAAGATCAACGATTTGATGGCTGTACAAAATAAATTCTTGGTCAAAGTAACAACTCTAGTTGATAAGGTTGAATTAGATCCAGATGATGCATGCAGATTTGTTCCGGATGTTAACAAACTAATAAAACTGATTCAACGAGTAGAAAGGGTAATATCTAGAATATCCAGATTGTTGAAAACTTTGAATAGGTTAGTTAGAAAATTAAAAAAGATTATAAAATTATTAAAATGGATATTTGCTCCAGTAAGAATAGTTGAATCTTACCTGATGGTTTTACAAGTAGTAAATGGAATTCCAGCACTGTTGCAAACTGCTGCTGAAAATATGTTAAACTCTCAACGCGTCTTAAGATCACTATTGGCAATGTTACAAAAAGTCTTAGCCCAATGTGCTACAAATAGAGGTGCAGAAGCAGGTTTAACAAAGGAACAGTGTGAAGCTGCGGGTGGAATTTATGTTGATAGAAGATTGGGAGATTTAGGAGATTCTTTAGGTGGCGAACTCGGATTTGGATTGGACGGTATAGAATCTGGATTTGATGATGGTGAAGACGATGACGTATCGTTAGATGAGTTTGATAGATTGCTAAGCTCACAAACTATTGATCTTGAAGAATGTATGACAGAATTAGACGATATAGATAAGGCACAAGGTTTTGTTATATAATATTTATAAAATAAAGGTAAAGGTAATATCATGAAAAAGACACAAATAGGAATGCTAAAAAAGATAATACAAGAAACTGTTGAAAAAGAAGTGGCTAAACAGATCGGAATAGTTATAAGGGAAATAACTTCTCCTACACAGCCAAACGGGGTTAGTGCAAAACCTATAGTTGATAAAGAGTATAAACAACTGGTCAAGGATCCCGTTCTCAACGAAATTTTAAACGAAACACAGGGTGGATTACCAGGTTCTGAACCAGCTCAAGAGCCGTGGCCTACCATGGGTGGTGGACCAGTATCTACAGTTGGACAGTTTGAAGGATTACAAGCACAAATGCAACCACAACAACCAGTTAACACCGCTGGCATGCCAGATTTTTTAAAGAAAGCATTCAGTGGTCATGACGCAAAGGTTGTACAAGCAATAAATAAAAAACATGGCACTAGAACTAAATAGATTAATAAAAAACCTTGCCAATCTTAAGCATAAAGAAACAAACAAAAATAAATTTCTAAAAAGTAAAGCTAAGATACAAGAGTACAAGCAAAACGTAGAAAAGGCTAGAGAAGAAGCATTTGCTATACATGATTATGTAAATAAAGCAGAAGTTGCTCCTGCATTTCCCGTTGGTCCAAATGGTATACAGATTCCACCAGAAGTTCCGTTGGAGGCAGACTCTTTTAAGTTTTTGGTTGACGATATGTTAGCTTTAGTTGTAACTCCACCAGGACCAATTCAGATAGCAGCGATTCAAGCATTGAAGAAAAAATTAGAGATTGGAGTTGTCACAAATATATCCGGTGTTCGATATTTAACTACAAGGGGAAGAGCGTCTGAGCTCATGCGTCCGTTTAAAAAGATGACAGATTCTAGAGCTAAGGACATCCTAAAAGCTACTGGTAAAGGTAAAATAAAATAATGGCACTTGAAAACACAAGAACAGCATCAGTAAGGGAAAGAGATAGAGACGAAGATTCCAAAATTGGTTTAGTCTTTCCATTAACTAGAGGTAAAGATGGATATTTCAAATCTTCTTCTACGTTGTTGGAGCAAACCAAATCAAACATGAAAAATCTTCTTTTGACTGTAAAGGGAGAAAGACCATTTCAACCAGATTTAGGGTGTGACATCTTTAACATATTATTCGAACCCGCAACTGAAGATTTACCGAGTGATATCGATGCGTCTATTAGAGAAGCTGTTGGAAAATGGTTACCACACGTAAGTTTAAAGGGTGTAATTGTGGATGTAGAAAACAATACAGTAAACATATCAGTAACGTTTTCTATTGTAACAGATCCTAATGCTACAGAATCTATATCACTATCTCTTAATAGAGTTGGAGTTTAATAATGGCAAGTACAAAAATCAAACCTAAACAGGTAGAATATCTAAACAAAGATTTTAATGCGTTTAAGTCCACTTTGGTGGAGTATGCTAAAACATATTTCCCTCAAAGTTATGCTGACTTCAACGAAACTTCTCCTGGTATGATGTTCATAGAAATGGCATCGTATGTTGGTGATGTCTTAGCATTTCACATAGATGAACAGTTTAGGGAATCGTTACTTGTTTATGCCGAAGAAAGAAAAACAATATACGATATAGCTCAGTCTTATGGGTATAAACCAACAGTTACTACACCGTCTACAGTAACCTTGGATTTTTTTCAAACTGTTCCTGGAACCGGAACTGGAAACGATATAAAACCAGATTATAGATATGCGTACGAAATATCGGCTGGTTCTAGAGCAAAATCAGATGAGTTCGGTGTATCGTTTAGAACTACTAGCAATTTAGACTTTAAGGTTTCCAGTTCGTTGGATCCAACCACTGTTAGCATATATGAAGTAGATTCCGATAATTTACCTACAAAATTTTTATTGAAAAAATCTGTTAGAGCGGTTAGTGGAGATGTTGCTGAAGAAAGATTTACATTTACCACTGCAAAAGCTTACGATCAAGTTGTCTTAGAAAAAGACAATGTTTTAGAAATTATATCCTGTACCGATTCTGATCAAAATAAATGGTATGAAGTTGAATCTTTGGCACAAGATTTGGTTTTTGATGATGTAGCAAATACAGCAGAATTTGATTCTCAACTATCACAGTACAATGATACTGTTCCTTATATTTTAAAAATGGTTAGATCTCAAAAAAGATTTAAAACCAGACTAAGAGATGATAATAAAACTATGATACAGTTTGGATCTGGAACATCAACTCAAGCAGATGAAGAAATAGTTCCAAATCCATCTACGGTGGGCAATACGTTCACTAATACAAATTTTTTAAACACAAATAGTGCCTTAGATCCTGCAAACTTTTTAGATACTGCAGTTTATGGAAAGGCTCCTTCTAATACTACTTTAACGTTTGAGTATTCTTACGGTGGTGGAATAAACGATAATGTTCCTAGTAATTCAATCACATCTACAAATGGATTAACTCTAGTTTTAAATACACTTGGCTTGGAAGCGGGTTTAGTTAATGAAAGTAGAGGATCTATAGCAGTTAATAATGAAGTTGCAGCTACAGGTGGAAGAGGAGCAGAAACGTTAAACGAAATAAAGGAAAACGCTAGACAGTATTTTCATGCACAAATGAGATCGGTTTCTAAACAGGATTATATTACTAGAGTTTACAACATGCCCGCTAAATATGGAAACATATCTAAAATTTACATTACACAAGACGATCAGTTAAATGCTGGAGAAGGTGTATTACAAGATCAGGTTATCAATCAAGATGTGTTAGATGCAAATGATGGAGAAATACAATTATCTAAATTACAAGTACGAGTTCCAAATCCAAACGCGTTAAACATGTATGTATTGGGTTATGATGGATCAAAAAAGTTAGCAACTGTAAATGAAGCAACAAAACGAAACATAAAAACTTATTTGGGACCATATAGAATATTAACAGACGCAGTAAACATAAAGAATGCATTTATAATAAACATTGGAGTACGATTTAGTATATTGACAAAAAAGGGATACAACAAAGAAAAGGTAATTTTGAATTGTATTCAAAAATTAAAAGAATATTTTGATGTAGATAAATGGCAAATTAATCAACCAATAATATTAACAGATGTCGCATATGAACTTTCCTTAGTTGAAGGTGTCAACAACATAGTACCACCAAAAGAAAACAATCCTGATGGTCACATAGTTGTTATAGAAAACAAGTTTAAATCAGGCGATGGGTATTCTGGAAACATTTACGATATTAACGATGCAATTTCAGACGGAACTCTATATCCTTCATTGGATCCTTCCGTTTTTGAGGTAAAGTTTCCAGATACAGATATTACTGGTAGAGTTCTAGGAGATTACTAATGGCTCATTATTTTGTTTTCGGTGAAAAAGATGCAAGTATAGAAAGAGGATTTGTAGCCAATAGCAC